CAGGGGAAAGGAGAGAAATGCTACTGCCGATGGATGTTACCTTTTTTTGGCCTTCATCAAAGTTATAGAAAGCATTTACACTCTCACATTTTTGACCTCATCTATCATGGAAATGGTGGATTCAACTTTACGGATGTTTACAATATGCCGATATGGGTTCGCACATTCTACATCGGTAAAATAATTGAATTTAAGCAGGAAGAGAAGAAGATGAATGATAAAGAAATGAGAAAAGCTAAATCAAAATCACGAAGATAATGAAGAACCCAACTATTTGTTGGGTTTTTCTATATTTATAAACGAATAAAACTATTAAGGGAATACAATGGGAAAGAACATAATTGAAAAATTAGAAAAACGTGGTATGGACGAGGGTGGTATCAAATCATTCATTGGTTCTATTGTTAAAGCATATAAGACCAAACAATTAGATAAACTAACTAATGACCCAGAATACCAAAAAATTCTAAAAAAATATAAGATTAAACCTGTAGATTATAATAAAACCAATGATTTGGGTGATATGATGAAATCATTTGACAGACTAAAAAAATAGTAAATTAAAGGTTCATAGATGGCCAAGTATAATAAAGATACTCAACAACGAATAGATGCGATTACGCAGGAGAACACTCTCCAAGCAAACCTATCAGATATCTTAAAACAGAATTTAGATTTAAGAACTAAACAAGGTAAGGTTGGTAAGGATATTCTTGCATCTATGTCTGCACAAAAAGGAGCAGAGGCCAAACTTACTGTTCTTATGCAAGAGAAGCAGAAAGTTCTTGAAAATATACAAACATTAGGACAAGAACGAACAGACCAGTTGTTAGAAATGATTCAACATCAGGAAAAACTCTTAGAAACTGAAAAAGAACGTGAAAAGGTAAGTGAAGAAATCAAAAATATAGGACAGGATTTTGCTAAAGATTTAGGTTCAGCATTAGGAGTATCAAATGAATTAGTATCCGCTATTATGACATTATCTGCAGCCGCAATCGGATTAGTTATTCTTAAAGAAATAGCAGGATTTATTTCAGATGCAGTTGGTAGGATGAAAGACCTAACCAAAGAAACTGGTGCATCGGTTGGGCAAGCTATGGAATTGGAAGGTGCTATCAAAGGTGCACAACTATCCTTAAATCCATTTGTATATTCATATGAAGAAGTAGCCGAATCAGCAAAAGCACTCAGAGATGCAACAGGTCAAATAGTTCCAGATTCATCATTACTCGCTGATATTACAGAAGTAAACTCATTATTAAAAGATGCAGATAAAGCTCAATCATTAACTAGAACATTAAAAAATGCTGGGATTGATGCGGGTGAATTAACTGAATCAGTAAAAGATATTGGGGCAAGTTTAGGACAAGATGCTGGACCTGCTATGGAATACTTTGCAGATAACCAAGCATTAGTTAGAACTTTAACAAAAGAACAACTTAAACAAAGAGCCACAGAAGTAATCCAACTGAAGAAGATGGGTGTTGATATGAAAAAGATGAAAGATTTAGCATCTGAATCTTTGGATATCGAAAAATCTATGAAGGATGAAATGAAATTGAGAATGATGACCGGTAAGGATATCAGTTTCAATGGAATTAGAGCAGCACAAGCATCTGGTGATGCATTGGCTATGGCTAGAGAACAAAAGAAACTAATTGATTCGGTTGGACCATCATTAGGTAGTAATTTACAATTACAAAGACAAATATCAGATGCAACTGGATTATCAGTTGATGAAATGATGAATATGCAAAATGCAACCGCTGAGGCTGTTGCTAGTGGGGATGCATTAGCCGATGGACCTAAGGATGCTATGGGTACATTAGGTTCTGTTGCACAAATATTAGGTGCAATCGCAGCAGGTGCTTTAATTGTAGTAGGTATTTTAATGTTGTTTGGAAAAATACCAACACCTAAGTTTATGCAATCCAAAAAAGGTTCAAATCCTATAGCAAACTTTATTGGTAAGTTTGGAACTTCCGATGTTCTTAAAGGAGCGGCGGCGATGTTATTAGTTGCTGCTAGTATGTTCGTTATGGCACTTGCTATTTCTAAAATGCCAACCGAACCTGGTCCATACTTAGGAATGGCGGTTGGATTGGGATTAATGTTAGGAGCGCTTTATCTATTAGCTAAATTCCCAACTGCAGATTTATTAAAAGGAGCACTCGCATTAGCAGTAGTTGGTGTATCGTTGATTCCATTCGCATTCGCAATGAATCTGATTGGTGATATCAGTATCGGTGCAATCTTAGCAGTAGCAGCCGGAATCCTTATATTTACAGGAATTATAATGGGATTAGGTTTAGTGATGTTTAGTGGAATCGGTGCGATGATATTCGGAGCTGGTGTATTAGCGTTATTAGCATTAGGAGCTGCACTAATCGTATTAGGTGCAGGTGTAGTTTTATTTAATAAAGGAGTTGGTGGATTAGGAGATAATATTTCCTTATTTGTTGAAAAAATGGCTGAGTTAATCTCAATAGCTCCAACTATGTTGGGTGCAGTTGTTCCATTAGTAATGTTTGGAATAGCACTAATGCCATTCGCATTAGGTTTAGCTATGGCTGCTGTACCTATGATGGCATTTGGATTAGCTATGATTCCATTTGTTGCTGGTATGACCGCATTGAGTGGGGTAATGCCTATATTTGTAGATAGTGTTGCTAAATTAGGTGAACAAGTACCTAACTTAATCGCTATAGCTGGTGGATTCGGAGTATTTGCAGCATCACTTATGTTAACAACGGCTGCTATGATTCCATTCTTCCCAACATTTACACTTACAACATTAGGTATGTTAGCATTAGTACCAGCGATGTTATTAACTGCTGGTGCAACTGGAATATGGGCTCTATCATTATCAAGTTTATCAGATTCTATTCAAAGACTAATGCCAAACTTAACTGCATTTTTAGGAGTTATGCCAATGATGGCAGCTATGATTATGTTAGTTCCTGGTCTGATAGCACTATCTGCATCATTCTTAGTTCTATCAGCATCATTAGTGGCTCTAAGTGGTGGATTGGCAATAGTAACATTATTACTTCCAACTCTATTTGCTTTAGCATTCGCATTGCCTCTTATATCAAATGCATTAGGTGGTGGTGGTGATTCTGGTGGAGATGGTGGTGGTGAAGCTTCATCAATGGCAGAGGTAGTAGATGAGATTAAAGGATTACGACAAGATATACAAAATCAACCAATTATGATAAATGTAGATGGTAGAGTAGTGAGTGAAATAACAAAAGTTCAATCTAGAAAACTAAGTACCAGGTCAGCTGGATATTTTGGGGGATAATAAATGGCATTAAAAGATATGAAATCGGATTTATCTAAGTTTAGGATGCCAAAGAAAGAACCTTTGAAATCTAAAGAAAATCCTGGTGTAAATAAAAACTTAAATAAAACTCCTTTGAGTTCTATGGCAGAATCAGCCCCTAAGATTCCACGTTCTCAAACTACTACTAATAAAGAAGGTGTAAAACCTCAAAAAGTAAATCAAACTGAAAAGTTCAAAGGTGAAACATCACCAACTATTGTAAATCAAACTGAAAAGTTTAAAGGTGAAACATCACCTCAACCTATGGATACCTCAGAAAAGTTCAAAGGTGAAACAACTCCTAAACCAATGAGTTTAGAGGAAAGATATTTAGGTCAAACAGACCCAACACTGGTTAACCAATCAGAGAAGTTTAAAGGTGAAACATCACCAACACAAATGAACAATAAAGTTCAGTTCTTAGGTGAAACAACACCTAAAGAGGCAAATAATTCAGAACAATTTTTAGGTGAAACTACTCCAAATGAGATGAACAATCAATCTCAGTTCTTAGGTGAAACAACACCTACTGAAATGAATCCTCAAACGGGTGAAAGGTTCTTAGGTGAAACAACTCCAAATGAATCAGATAGAAGTTCTAAGTTCTTAGGTGAAACTACTCCTGTAGAATCAGATAGAAGTTCTAAGTTTTTGGGTGAGACTACTCCTACTGAAATGAATAACCAAAGCAATTTCTTAGGTGAAACTACTCCAAATGAGATGAACAATCAATCTCAGTTCTTAGGGGAAACAACTCCGATTCAAAAAGAATTAGAATCAAACTTTTTGGGCGAAACAACACCTAATAAAAAAGAATTAGAATCAAAATTTTTGGGTGAAACAACACCTAATAAAATGAACATTCCAAACGGAGAAAAAGAATTAGGTGAAACAACACCAACATCAGCAGCACCATCAACTCAGTTCTTAGGTGAAACAACACCATCAAAAGTAACTCAGGGTGATAAACCAAAAGGTGAAACATCACCATCTGATTTCACATTTAGTGGAAAGCTAGAAAACGAAGGTAAAGATTTTAAAGAAGTAAATAATCTTACAGATATACATGCAACTGGATTTAATTCTAGGTTTGGTGGAGTTGAGGCTAGTAAGTTTGTTGGTGTAAATCCTGATAATACTATATTTGATAGTGCAAACTCATTGTATTCAAATATTGATAAAAGTAAATTTACTTTAGGAAAAACATATGAGCAAGGATTCGATACAGCAGGTAGATTAAATTCAGGTCAAGAAGGATTTGGATTGGGTAAAGGACATGCACAAAGAAAATCCCCATCTTTCTTAGATGAGATGTATAGTAAATTTAATCTTAGAGAAGATGCATTCAATGCAGGGTTGGGGTTATTTAGACATCCACTTATTCTTAGAGGTATCCAACGAAAGAAAGTATCAAAAGGTGAACCACAAAATTGGGGCTTATTAGGATTTAACTACGATGAAGGTGCTATGAGGGGTGGTATTGTTACATCAACCGCTAGAGCATTAACTGATGTTATACGAATTGGAAAGTGGTTTGCATCTATTCCGGGTATTCTTTGGGGAGCAAAACAATTTGGAATGCAACGTTCTCAAAAATTTGGAAAAGTATGGACACCTGCTGGTATGTTAGCGGCTATTGGTGGACAGCATGTTGGATTAAAAGCACAACGACCTGGTCTAATACCATTAGTAGATGATACATTCCAATATCAAGATAATACTCTAAATATCGTAAAAGATAAATTAGAGACAATGTATAAAACTGATTTATTTTTACCAACCACATTAGTTGGAACTCCATTTGTAACTCAGACTGATGCTAAAGGTGGGTTCAACTCACTATATGGTATCAACATTATGGGTCCTGGTTTTACTACCAGAGGTGATAATACATTTAATAACGCTTCACAAAAAGAAGCTTCTTCTCGTAGTAATCATTATCAATGGTACACCCCAGTTGGTAGTCCATTTGAAGCGGGGCCTGCTGGTGGTGATGCATTTAACACATATGGTGATGATATACCATTAGATGCTGATGAAGCTGAAAACTTTGGGTTAGGTAAAAAATTAAAAGATGGTAATTACACTAAATATGATGATGCTAAAGTTAAAAAGTTTGATGATATATCAATTAAAACAAATGATAGCCCACATCCTTTACATAAATTAGATACATCAGATGTTATTAAACATTATGAAACAATGGCATATGGTGCACGACCTGATAGAGTGGCTGGTGATACTCAAATCAACGATTTTAGAAGTTTATTAACTGGTGTACAAAAGGAGATAGCTGATGATGCTGATTATTCCCAAAATAGTTTACAGAAAAAAATGCATGGGGGACAGAACCCAGCTGCTGGAACAATTTCGGATAGAAAAAAATATCCTGAGCTAAATAAAGGTTCAGAAAATTTCTCTAAAAATGTAGGAGAAAAGAGATGGGATGTTATAAATGCATTAGCACCACAAGATTCAAAATCAAATTTAAAAGATGATTTAGTTCGATTCTATATCCAACCATTTGGAAAAGATGATGGTAAATTTTATCAATTTAGAGGAACTGTAACAGGATTAACAGAAACATTCTCACCATCTTGGGATTCTGTAAAATTTAGTGGTAGAGCAGACCAAGGATACAAATATAATACGTTTGAAAGAAGTGTAACATTTAATTTCCAAATGTGGGCAACTTCTCGATATGAAATGAAACCTATATACGAAAAATTAGAAGCACTTTCAACATTTACAATGCCTGAATATCAAGGTTCAAAAGGATATCAAGGGATGTTAACTAAATTTACATTAGGTGATTTGTATGTAGATAAGATATCATTTATAGATTCATTAACGTACACATTTTCTGATGATGCACCTTGGGATGCTAATTTAGATAATTCAGATTTAGGTGTAATGCCTATGGGAGTTGATGTTGCGATAGGGTTTAAGGTATTAGATAAGAATAGACCTCAATACTTAGGACATGCTTATGATTTAAAGTGGAGAACTTAATATGCAAAACAGATACGAAAACATAAAAATAGTAAAAACCGAAGAAGGTAAAAGATACAAAAAAACTATCAGATACCCTAAAATGGAAAAAACAGTAGATGATAAGTATATTATTGGTATGCAGGGAGATAGATTAGATAATCTTGCTTTTAAGTATTATGGGGATGCACGATTGTGGTGGATTTTAGCAAGAGCTAATTATTTAGGTAAAGGTGATTTATCAGTTCCAATTGGAGCACAAATAAGAATCCCATCGGAGCATTTAAGTATTATAGATGAGTATAATAGTTTAAACGAATAAAAAAAGTAAGTTATGGCTAATAGTTTTAATTTAACACCATCATTTAGTGGAACAGTTGAATCTTGTTTAAAAACAAGAAGTGCTTACATTCAAGGTAAAAAAGTAGGTACTCAATATAGACGTGATAGCGATGGGGCAATAGATTTTAATTATCGTAGATATGCATATTTCTATTTAAAATCTGAGAAATCAGGTAAAAAAGGAGATCTTGATGATACCACATCATTATTTGATACATACTCTAAAAGTGCTATAACAATTGGATTAGCACCATCTGGGGGTCATTTAGATTTATACGAAGATGATTCTGGTGTAAGAAGATTAAAACCTCAAATCACATCGGCTACCATAAATCAAGATGGTGGTGGTGATATATACAATTCATATCTAAAAGAAGTTGAAATACAATTTGTTTGTTACTCACTATCTCAATTAGAAAATATAGAAGAAAACTTTTTTCGATTAGGTGCTGAAGTTAAAATTTATTATGGGTGGTTAGACCCAATAAACGCAGCTGAAACGGGTGATGCTACAATGTCAGTTTACAATTTTGGATTTTCAATGGCAGCTGATGGTTCGTATAGTTGTAATATCAAAGGTTTAATAGGTGATGCATTTGGTGGAGCTACTCGAATGGGTGGTCTAATTAAATTAGGTGATGGTGAGGAAAAGGCATTAGGGGAAGAGGAATCAAATCCAGCAGATATATCAATGGCACTTATGGCGAAATATAAAACTGCATTTGGATTAGATTCAGATGAAGATGCATCGGATAGTGGAATAGATAATGGTGAAATAGAAGAAAAAACTGATAAGAGTGGTAAAGTAGACCTCTTTATGGCGGGTATTATGAATGTTGGTGAATCCGAATCCGTAATACCACTAATGGGTGATGACCCAATTAGAACACCATTTACTAATTTAAAATCTTTTGTATATTTAGCTAACCAATTATCAGGTGGTTCTGATAAGGAAACATTTAAGTTAAGTACAGATGCACGATATAAGAAAATAAGCCCAGTTAAAAGTACCTATGGTTCTGCAGACCCACGTAAATATATTTTACCAGGAGTATTTGCTGATTATGGTGAAGATAACGATTATGAATCCGTTCTTGGTAGTAAACCTACTGAAATAGGTGAGATATTAATTTCAATTAATGAGATAACAAGTATTGTAAAAGGTAAAGGTAGTACAGTAAATGACCAATTTCAACCACCAAAAGTGGTAGATATTTTAAAAGATTTATCAAATAGAATATCAAATGTAACAGGTGGGTTAGTTCAATTAGATGTAAAGCCGGAAGGTGCCGCAGAAGATACTACTGGGGTATATGTAATTCAAAATAAAGCGGAAATATTAAAAGACCAAGCAAAAAGTACACCTGCACCATTTATATTTACTACCATTGGAGAAAATTCTATGGTTAAGGATATAAGTATAGATACAGAGTTTGATGCGGATATAATGATGTTTATGACTGTAGGTAATGTTAAAAACGGAAACATTAATTTAGAAGCACTAAAAACAGTATATCCTAATATTCCTAATATACCTGTAGACGAAAAAACACAAGAAGCTACAGATGATGCAAAAGCTAAGAAAAATCCTTCAAAGCGGAGTATTGGTAAAGATGGGGTAGATGATGCAAAGGCAAATGGTATAGCGGCTACACTACGAAAGCTTGTTGCTGGTGAACCCGTAGATTCACCATCAGTTATATTACCATTTCAGTTAAAATTAGGAGTAACATTAGATGGTGTTGAGGGTATTAACTTTTTAGCACCTGTTACTGCGGATAGATTGCCAGCTAGATTTAGAAAAAATGTTAAATTCTTAGTAACTGCAGTAGAACATTCATTTGATGGTAATGGTGGTTGGACTACTAATTTGAAAACTGTAATGACAATGATGAAATAAGGTTAGTGATGTCTGAATTTAAAAGAAAAAGAATATATTATACAAAAGCTCAAATCAAAACAGGTTTAGTTACTGAAGGTGAAGAGTGGATGTTTATAGATGGTACAGAGTACATAGGACAGTACCATAGATACACTACCGATGAAGTATTCTCAGAAGCAAATTTCATAAAAGATAAATCCCGTAAGCTAATACCATATGTACCATCAATTAGTGAACAAACTGAATCAAATACATTTTCGGGTGGTATTGTATTGGATGTTGCTAAAAACTTTGAATATGATTCAATAAAAAAAGTAGATTTTAAAAAATCAAAAATACCAAATGATTTTAGAGCAACACCTACCGATAAAGATATTAAGAGAGGGTATATGGAAAGATACTTCGCTCATAAAGTTAATGATGATATCATAATTGAGATAGATAAAAAAGGATATTCTGATGTTGGTAAAGATGGTGGTTTAGATAAGTACTTATGGGAGAAGTTTAAGATAAGATGGAAAATATCAGGACCATCACATGATTTGGTAAACACTAAAAGTGGTATCACAACAGAATCTGGTGTTATAGATACAAATCTAAGAACTTTAACATTATTAGCAGAAAGATTCCCAGATATAGTAGATTTTCTCATTGATTTAGAAGAACATAGAGTTTTTAACGAATATTCATAAAAATTTAACAATTTCTTAACATTAAAAATTTGGATAATCCAAAAAGTATTCGTATATTAGTACTGTTAATGAGTGAGAGTTTAATCAAAGTTAAAAAATAAAAAATGAATAAAATTAAAGAGTTTGAAAAGAGTATTGAGGGTGTAAAGTTCACTCCGGCTCAAAAAAAGATTGTTGATTACATCCTTAGAGGTTGGGAAATCAAAGTTGTTAATAAACACCGAATGAATGGTGGTGAAATGATGTGGAAAACCCCAAATTCAGATTACTTAGAGCATGCTGGTAAAGTTTACAAAGCATTCTTCAACGTTTTCTATCAAATCAAAAAACAAAAAGGAATCGAAGTTCCTACTAAATTATTTTGTAGTTAATTTGGTAATTACAAAAAAGTTTTGTATATTTGATATATGATTGAATTTCTTAAAGAAGGAAATATCTCAATGGATAAGGTATATGTTCACCCTATATGGGAGAGCATATCGGTACACCCACATAATGATGGGTTATCTTTGTTGTATATATACGATATAGAAGGTGATAGAGAGGTTCTAATCAACTTAAAGAATATCGATAACCATACAACCACATTAGATAAATTCACCTTTAAATTCAACGAATCCTATGTTTACGATAACAAATCATTCCTAAACATTCTTCAGCTAGATAACTCAGTTGATGCAGGATTAATAAAGTATTTACAATCGAATTCCCAACTCAAATCTATCCCAACACCAACACATACATTTTATCATCGAAGGTTCAGTACTCTAAAAGGTGTAAATAATCTCATTCCAATATCTAAACAGATAGAAATGATAAGAGATGTTAGAAATGAGTTCCTATCTTATTACGATTTGGGTTGGGATTCGAATTGTGTGAAGAAATTTGAAAATTTCTATATTAAGCCGCTAAGTTTAGTAGAACAAAATGGAATACATACTACAAATGGGTTAGAGTGGACTCAATATCATCCGTTCACAACAACATCCCGTCCATCAAACAATTGGGGTGGGGTAAATTATGCTGCACTTAATAAAGATGATGGTAGTAGGGATAGATTTATTAGTAGGTTCGATGGGGGTAAATTGGTACAATTCGATTACGATGCTTATCACCCACGTATTATTGGTAAGATGGTAGGTGAACCGATTCCATTGGATGTGAGTGGACACCAAACCTTAGCAGATATGTATGGGGTTTCTTATGGTGATTCAAAAGGAATAACGTTTAGGCAATTATATGGTGGAGTGCAAGAGGAATATCTACATATTCCCTTATTCTCAAAAGTTTCACACAAAATCGATAAAATGTGGATGGAGTTTAATCGTAGAGGTTATGTAACTACTCCATTAGGTAGAAAACTATCAAAATCTAACCTAAAAGATATGAATGCTAACAAATTATTCAATTATATGTTACAGGCATCTGAAACGGAACTAAATATGAAGATTTTGAGTAAGGTTATGGGGTTTTTGAAAGATAAACGCTCAAAAATGGTTTTATATACTTATGATTCATATTTATTGGATATACATTCAGATGAATTTGATAGTTTACAGAATTTAAAGATACTTATAGAAGGGAATGGATTCCCTACAAAAGTAGAACTCGGAGATAGTTATTCTAAGATGAATCCTATCGATATAGAAACAATGGATAAAATATGAACGAATTTCTTAACGAAGTAGCTAGGTTATGGTGGGTAGAGGTAGGAACAAAACTACAAAATCCTTTATCTGAAGAATCATTAAATGGTTTACGAAAAATATTAAAAGAAGAATACGATTTCGATTCAGAAGTAATCGAATACATTATTGAATCAGCAGTTAAAACTCCTACTAATTTTCATTTAGGTGGAAATAGAGAATCAGGTATGCAGGTTGGTTCAAATGATACCGCTGTATCTGCTCACTTACATCACGATGGTGAAGATGATGAGGATGGTGCAATAGAATACGATGAACCAATAGAAGAAGAGGAAGAAAAAGATGAAGAAGAAACTTCAACAGATAAAAAAAGACCTGATAGTGGGGATGATAAAGAGAAAAGTGTCAAAGATATCTCAAAAGGCTCTCTCACTGCTAAAGAAAAAGAAAAGTTAGAAGAAAATTGGTGGAGTGATATGACAGCTTCACAACAACAACAATATATCCAAGATCATCCTAAATCTCAAAAGGCTCAAGATGCCAAAGAAAAGGATAAAGATAAATCGGATGATAAATCAGATGATGAACCTAATACATCCAATGATAGAGCTGGATTTGATGAAAAAGATAAAACACATTTGGATAATCCAAATGGGCCTACTCGTAAAGAAATTCTTAATGATTTAAACAATGGTAATTTAGATGTTTTAGATGAATATCAAAAGGGTGTTCAATCAAATAGGGAAAAGGGTATAGCTGGAGCAGGTGGTGCTATAGCAAGTGAAGGTGAATCAAAATATTGTGATGCTACAAACACCGACTTCGATAAATGGAATGAAACCAACAAAGAGGCGGTAGCTGAAAAACAAAAAGAGTTTGATAGAAAGAAAACCGCAGATGAGTTTAGAACCGCTAGGGCATTAGGATTAGACCCAAAAAGTGATGAGTTTAATAATTACCTTGCAAAACGTGAGGTTTGGGGTCAACAACAGTTAGAAAAGGTTAAATCTGATAAGAATTCAGTATTCTATAAAAAAGGTAAAAAAGGATTCAATGGTAAAGATGAACCTTATAAAGAATGGATGAACGCTGCTTACGATGGAGCACAATCCACAAAACAAGCAATAAAAGAATCACCTATAGATACTTCAAAACCAAATAGAACTATACAATCAACTGCAGAAGTAGACCAGGCCGTTGAAGCACACTTAGAAGATTCTGTTAAAAATTCAAAATCTGCTGAAGATAAGAAACATGCTGAAACCCAACTAAAGAACTTTAAAAAGTTTAAAGGGTATCACGATACATATGTAGTTGGTAAAGATGAAAATGGTAGAACTACATATATGGGTATCTCAAACAAAAAGGATGACCAGATTAGAGACCCTCAAAACAATACTACACCAAAAAAACGATTTAAAGAGTTAGAAAAACAATATGGTAAAGAAGTTGCAGAAGGTGTAACAAAATCATTAGAGAAAAGTGTACAAGCAGTATCAGAGGTAAAAGAAAATACAGTTAAAGCTGCAAGTGATATTGAAATTAATGATGATTATGTTGCTATTTGTGATACTAAGGAAATGAAACCATATTTACAAAAGTTAAGAGATAATGGTAAGTTCAGAGATTATGTAAAAGCTAAAGGTATGAATCCTGATAAGATGAATACAAAAGAACTTTTAGAAGAAATGAATAGCCATTCCAAAGAATTAGTTTCAGCTGGAAAAAGCCCATCTTATGAACCATATGGTAAAATTTCAATAAAAGTAGGTGAATTTGCTGGTAATGGTAAATTTAAAAGAGAAAATCCAAATTTAAACTTTGATAATGAAAGTATCAAATCAGCTAAAAATATAAAAGATACTGAAAAGAATGTTGTGAAAGCATCTCACACATCAGTAGTAAATGATTTAGTTGAAGCAGATAGACCGGATGGTTATTCAGAGGATAAACCTGATGCTGATAACGGACCTCACCAACAAGGTTATATTGGTGGTGTATTAGATGCCTGTCATATTGATACATATATAGATATGGGTTCTGATGATGGTATGTTACTTCAGATGGGTATCAATGGTGTAAAACCATCTATGATTAGAAATTGTGTTGCAGAACGTAGTGGATTTAAAGGAGATTCATCTACATCAGAAGGTAGAAAAGCATTAAAAGAACACCTAAGAAAAAGATGTAGAGTTACACCAGGTGGGGATAGAATTACAATTACAGATAACGGAAAAGAAGTTGAGTTATTTGAAGATACTTGGAGAACCGCAGGTACATCACAAAAAGTTGCATCTGGGTTTGGTAAAGGTATGAGAAATTGTCTACAAGGTAAGGCAGCTAAGTAAATACGGAGAGAATGAGTGAGAACGCAACTATTATGTACTTTTACAACAGAATCTTCGTTTGAAGAATTGTTAACTAAGATTTTTGATGGATATGAACTATTCAGTAGAAAGATATTCATACTGAAATTAGAACCATCTAAAGAATTGGTGATTAGTTACAATATCGTACCAAACAGAGAATATAAATTTTTACCTAATACCATTATGGTACACAGAAAGAAAGAATCAAATACTATCTACACAATCAACGCTCTAAACCGATTGATTAGTGATTTAAATGGTGGTGTTCAGGATAAAACATATCAAGTCAATTGGAATGATTATCGTAACTCAGTAATCCTAACCGATGGTGAAGGATACAAAATTATGGGCACAAAATTATTCAGAATAGTTGATGTTAATTAAAAAATTTTAATATTTATAGTAATAAAGGGTTATTATGGGAAATATAGAACAAAATAGAAAATTGATGGTTGAGCAAATAGCTAGAGCTAAAGCTGAACTCAATGAAGGTACGAAGTATCTAAAAGTACAGGATAAAAAAGGTAAGAAAATAATGCAAGCCATTCAACAAAATGCACCTTTAATAGATATTAGTAGATATGGTATGGATGCACAAAACGCATTACCTGTTCTTAAAAATGGAGTTAAGATGGCTATAAACCACAAATACAAACTTCATTCAGATATTGGTGATGTACCAAAAGAAACCCATAGGCATTATTGGAGATACTCTTCAAAGAAAGAAATGGAAAAAACATTAGATAATACAAAGAAGGTTTTTAAAGAATGGTTAACTCTAATAGATGCAGCTATAAAGAGACCATCTAAAGCATCTCTTAAAAGAGTAGAGAACCATTGGAGACAAGAAGTAAATGTTGATGCTGGTGTAAGAGGAACTCTATATCCTCTTATTGTTAAAAGTGGTGATGGACAATCATCAGTTATATAATGAAAGAATGTAATTGTACAGAATGTATTTGTGAATCAAAAGAAGAGTGTAGCTCATCTTGTGGTTCGAACAACCAATGTAATTGTTGTAAATAAATTTGGTAGTTTAAAATATTTTTTGTATATTAGTACCATATCAACACATGGGCTTAAATAGTGGTGTTGAAATAAAAAGTGAAATATAATTTGGAAGTTTGAAAAAACTTTCGTATATTTGTTTAAATAATAATTAATAATAACTAAAAAAAGGTAAATTATGGCAATTGACTTAAATGCAATCCGAAACCGTCTGGACAGTTTACAGACGAAAACTACAAAAACTGACAATTTGTGGAAACCAAAACCTGGTAAACAACAAGTAAGAATCGTTCCTTACGTTCACAATCCATCAAATCCATTTATCGAACTATTTTTCCACTACAACTTTGGTGGTAAGAATATTCTTTCACCTCAAACACATGGTGAGGCAGACCCATTAGTGGAGTTCGCTGACCAATTGAAATCGACTGGTGATAGAAACGATTGGAATCTTTCAAAACAACTTACTCCTAAAATGAGAACTTATGTTCCTGTATTAGTAAGAGGTGAGGAATCTGAAGGAATCAAATTTTGGGGATTTGGTAAAACTGTGTATCAAGAACTACTTGCTTTCTTTGCAGACCCAGATTATGGTGATTTAACAGACCCAACAAATGGTAGAGATATCACTGTTGAGTTTAAAACTGCTAAAGAGTTAGGGAAAAACTATCCTGAAACTTATATCAGAGTTAAACCGAACCAAACTCCAATTACTGAAGATAAAAGTGTTTTAGAATTGGTAAAAGACCAAATTGAACTTCCTAATATGTTTAAGAAATATACATATGATGATATGAAGGGATTATTGGAAACTTGGATGGAAACTGGTTCAGTTGGTGAAGATAATAAGGAAGAGGAAGCTCAACCTACTCAAAACACTACTCAACCAACACCAGCACCGGCTGCTGTAGGTAATTCAACTAATACAGATGTAAAAGACGCATTTGAAGATTTATTCAATAATTAAAAACTAAGTTACTATGGCTAAAACAAATCGAGATGAATTATCATCGATTTTAGCAGATAACCTGAACAAAAAGTTCAAAGGACAATCGAAAGTAGCTTA